TCAAGCTGAAGAATTAAAGAACCGTAAGTTACAAGCAGATGCAGCACTTGCAGAGGCTAATGTTTCTTATACTGATGCCCAAAGTAAGAACACTATGGATGATAACTCTAAACAGTTAGCAGTGTCTATAGATAAACACTTTCAAGAGTGGGCAGACCTAGCCATCAAGGCTACTAAAGAAGGAGCAGAGTTACCGCCTCATCCTAGTTATGCAAACATAATTATGATGGCAAGAGAACTATTAAACCCTAGTCCGCCTCCTATGGAGCAAGGACAACAGCCAATGATGGAACAACCACAGGAGGTTATTTAAATGGCACATTCAACTATATCAGCACTAGGTGTTGGTGCAACTCAGGCTGGTACAGGAGTTACAACTGCTTCTGGTACTAAACAAGTTGTATTTGTTAATGAAACAAATTCAGATATAACATTAGACTTAAAAACAGACGGTACAATTACTGCAGGTGATATAGGTCTTCAAGTTAATGCAAATTCAAGTTTAATACATGATCATATAGGTGGTCACGGTGTTTGCATAATGGAAAATATAAAATCAGGTCATGGAACTGCAGCAATAGCTGGTCAAGAACATGATAACTATGCAGCAACTGGATTACAAAATAGAAAAAACAGAATCTACATCTTTCATAGAGTGTAGATATGGATAAGTATAAGCAGACAGCTGAGAAGAGGCTGGGCAATACTAAATCATACGGACATCATAAAGTTCACCCTGATGAGTTAGCAAGACAGGCACATACAAAAGGTCATTTTGCTTCTCAGGAAAGAGAGAACTTCTTTGATGAAGTATACGGTGAAGTTCTTGTAGACTACTTTTTAGAGTGGCTTAAGACTGAATCACATGAAACTAAGACTCGTGAGTTCCTCTACTCTTCGGCAATGGCATTAGGTAGTGTCAAGGCGAAAATGATAGGCTTCGAGATGTACGGTAAAAACGTACCACATATACAGGAGGACAAAGATGTATGAAATAGATTATAAACAATTATTAGCTAACTACGACCAAATGATAAACACACTTGAGTATGACTCAATGCGTAGTGGTGGTAAAGCTAAACTCAATGCAGACACTTTAAATAGCTTATATAGCATGAAGGCAATGTATGAAAAGAATATTAAACCTGCCGAAAAGGAGGTAAAGAAGAATGGAAAATAATACCGAAGCAACAGTAGACTCTACCCAACCAGATGACTCTATAGCAACGGATAGTCGAACAGAAGAACAAATGCTGGCTGACATTGTAGCGAACTCCGAGTTCACTGAATCTCTACCCAATGAGCAAGACGTTCCTGAGTTAGACACGGAAGAAGCTGCGGAAGACCCAGATGCAGAAGAATCCGAAAACGAAGAAGTTGAAGAAGAAGCTGAGACAGAAGAAGAAGAAACAACGGATGAGGATGATACGTCTACCCAAGAATCTGAAGTGTATTCTACTGAAGACTTAGACTTAGATGCAAAGGTAGCCATTAAAATAGATGGCAAAGATACTGAAGTATCGTTTAGTGATCTTATAAAAGGTTACTCAACTGAACAACATCTTTCTAATGAGGGTCGAAAACTTGGCGATGCAAGAAAACAACTTGATGAAGAGTACGGAAAAAAGTTTAAAGAGATCAATGATCTTGGACAAGCCTCTTCGGCAGTGTTGTATCGAGAAGAACAAGCCTTGGCAAAAGAATATCACGATATTGAAGGTCAAATAGATCAAGCTAGAAAAGACGGTGATACGTATGAGGTTAATGAACTAAAAGATAAAAGAGAACAGGCACAAAAAAACTATTGGCAAGCTAGAAATGGCAGAGAACAATTAGTAAAGCAAGTTCAATCTCAAGTTCAAGAACAAAATACTAAACAATGGAATGAGCAATTAGAAGTATTTAATAAAGCTATTCCAGATATGATACCTGACTTTAATGAAAAAACAGCTACTGCAATAAGAGAGTTTGCAATAGCCGAAGGTATACAACCAGAACTACTAGATACGATTATCGATCCTGTAATAGTGAAATTCGTAGATGACTATAGACGATTAAAGCAAGGAGTAACTAAAGGTACTGCTAAAAGAAAAGCAACTATAGTAAAGAAAGCTCCTATTCGTAAAGCTAAAACGAGGTCTCAAAAAGAAATAGATAACGAGACTAAAATAAGGCAACGAGCTTTTTCAGAAGATTCATCTAATGAAGACCAAATGGCGTTTCTTCGAGGACTTGCAAATAAATCATTAAACTATTAATACCTCGGAGGGTATACAATGACGAATATATTAGGCGTAAGAGGAACTGGCGGTCCACAAGGTCCAGCTAGGGGTACTGGCAAAGATGTCTCACAAAGAGAAGATCTTGCAAATTTTATTACGATGATTACAAGGGATGAAACTCCTTTTATGTCATCAATCGGCAGTGCAAAAGCAACTGCTATCTATCACGAATGGCAAACAGATAAGCTAGAAGTTCCTGGAAATTCTACTATCGGTGAAGGTACTGATTATATTCAGCCTGCAGCTGGTGGCGGTACTGGAACTCCAGCAGTCGGAAATAAGTTTGCTGAAAGTGGACCAAATAGAACCAGACTAGGTAACTACACACAGATCAACGGTAAGACCATTGCTGTGTCAGGAACTAGAAGAGCTGTAGATCAGGCTGGTGTTGCAGATGAATATGCATATCAGTTAAAGAAAAGAGGTACAGAGCTAAGAAGAGATGTTGAGCATGATATGATTCATTCGTTTAACGTCTCTGGTGCGGTCGGTGTTCAAAACGCAAACGCAAGAACTGCAGGTGGATATCAATCATTTATTAACAGTGCAGATACTGTTAACTATGTAGGTGGTTGGGCAGCTCCAGCTACTGCAGGTGCAGGTACTCAAGTTGTTAAATCAGCAGCAGCAGGTACAGGTGCTCCAGCAACTGGTTCATTATCACTTTCAGAGATTGATTCTGTTATGCAGAAGATCTATGAAGAAGGCGGTAAAGCAACTAAGATCATGATATCACCAAAGTTAAGAAGAGATTTCTCAGACTTAATGATCAGTGATACTGGCGTTGTAAGAAATATCGATGAGAAAGGAAAGTTAAGACAGTCAGTAGACGTATATATGTCAGACTTTGGTGACCTAATGGTTGTACCAAACTACATTATGGGTTTAACTAATAACGTTAGATTTACTACTTCAGCTGGTCCTGGAAATAACTTAGCAGCAGATACTAACGTTGCTAATTTCTCAGCACTTATCTATGATCCACAGTGGTTTGCTATGGCAACACTAAGACCTTTAAAAGAGGTTGATGTAGGTCAGCAAGGTGATTAAACTAAAGGAATGATGGTTGAAGAAGCAACTCTAGAAGTACGCAATCCATCAGGTTGTGGTGCTATCTACGGTTTAGCTTAACGATTATTAGGGGAAGTCAATATGGCTTTCCCCTTTTTTATATTAGGAGAATACAATGCCAACTACTGCTCAAATTAAAGCAAAAGAAGCTTTTGATAAAGCTAAAAAGAAAACAGATAATAAAATAAAAAAAAATCGTAAAAGTATTTT